CCGGCGCAAAGCCTCCATGGCGAAATCGGTATACGCAGTCGACTTAAAATCGACCTCTTCGGATTGCGGGTTCGAGTCCCGCTGGAGGCACTTTTTCAAACCGCCAGAAATGGCGGTTTTCCTTTTATTTCCAACGGTTTTCCGGCTTTTCTATTTCACTTCAAATCACTTCAAATCACGTCATTTCTCCGAAAAACGTGGGCAAAATGTGGGCACGGAATCAGAGGCGTAGGCGTTGGCGCACGTAGGCTTCAACCTCGGCGTTTTCGTCCGGCGTGCCGATAGTCAGCAGCCAGATGGCGTTATTGCGCTTCTGCGGGCTACCTTTGCGCAGGCATTTGATAAGTCCGGCTGCTTCGAGTTTCTTGGCGGTGAGGCTCAACCGCTGCATGGCCTTGAGCTCCTTCTTCGGGGCACGTGGCTCGTCGCCGATGACCTCGATCTCATCCAAGGCATCGGGGAGCGTCATGCCGAGGTCGCGGGCCATCGCCAGCCATCCGTGCTTGTAGGTGCGGGGGAGCGCCCCGTTCTTTGCCGCTGCGGCGTCCAGCGGCCAGTCATAGGTGCTGGACGCCATCTTGTAGAGCAAGGTGAATTGCATCGGGTCGAAGCTCTGCGATTCGCTGCGCTTGGTGGTGATTCGTCCTTGCGCCGCCAGTTCCTCGACCATCTTGGTGTTCCGGTAGCCCATCGGTTCCATCTCTTCCCCTCCATGCCTTGCCTTAGAATGGTGCATGGAGAATCATGCTAGGTTTTCCGTTTGCCCTCGGAGCTCCAGACCAGCTTCGGGGGCTTTTCCTTTTGCCGATATGAACTATAACACACACTATAGATTAAAAACAAGCGTCTGTTAGATTTGGTTAAATCTAACACTGCGTTTTAATGTATAAACAAACAATATATATACAATCTCTAACATTCTTTTTCAATAGGCGCAGTGTGCCGAAGAAAGAAAGAATCGGCACGTCCAATCCCCATCTGCGGTAGCTTGAAGCAAGGAGAAAGAAGGGGAAGCAATGAAGAAACTGATTTACCTCGCCATGTCGGTGTTCTGCGCCGTGGAGACGATTTATGGAATCTATCTCACAATCACAGGCCATAATGCTTTGTTGGCCAGCATTTTGACAGACCTGCTCTTCGCCTTCCTCGCATGGTTCTTCATGCATCTCTTCCTCAAGCCGGAGCCACGCCATAAGCATCAAGCGACGAATGCGCCTGAATCATCGCCGGAAGCCAGCTCAGACGCTCCGACAGTGGAAACGGCACCAATCACTCATGTCGATACGAATGATGGCGTGGAGGATGATTACGTGGCCATCGACATCGAGACCACGGGATTAGGCAGAAACGCTCGAATCATCGAGCTGGGAGCCGTGAGAATCAGGCGCGGACGCAAGGTAGCGTCATACAGCCAGCTCGTCAACCCGCAGATTCCGATACCAGCCAAGGTCACGCAGATCACCGGCATCACCGATCGGGACGTGCGGCACCAGCCCACCATCGACAAGGCATTGCCCAGATTCTACGCTTTCTGTGGGCGTGACACTTGGATAGGCCACAATATCCGGCGCTTCGACATTCCAGTGATCGCGAGGGAAGCGCAGAGGGTCGGTGCCGGCATGCCGGACGTCAGCTTCTACGACACTTTGGAAATCTCTCAGACACTCCTGCCGCAGCTTGACCGCCATAGGCTGCTCGACCTCATCCGCTATTTCGGCATCGCCAAGACGGAGCGTCATAGGGCCGCCGACGATGCCGCACAGACGGCACAGGTATTCGAGCGCCTGAAGCAAATATAAGCTTTATAAAGACTTATAAGGCAATATAAAAGCCCCACAATAGTGGGGCTTCGTTCGTTTCAGAGGCTGTTCACCGCATTGTAGAATTCCTGCGCGTCCTCGGCCTTCTTGAATTTCAGGGGCAAGGAGCGCAACGCACTGTACCTCCACGTGACGGTACGCTTCTTGATCGTCACGCCCTGCAAATCAGACACCTTGTAAGCTTCGGTCTTCTTATACCGGTGCAGGTACGTCGTGCAGACATCCAATTCCAGCCGATTCGCATACAGGCGGATACCCATAAACAACGGATCGTCAAGCCTTTCGCACTCGTAGATCGCGCCCGGCGCGGGCTGTGGTCTCTTCGCCATGATCATTCTCCTTTGCTTTCCTCTGATTCTATGCTTCAGACGATGCTGACACGCTCGGCCATGACTTGCCGGAAGTCTCCGAGGACTTGTGTCGTTATGTCGAGTTCATCATGTTGGCACGGAATCATCTGTACATTCTTTTCAAGAGCGCCTAGCCGATTTTTGCATCGAGAAACGCATGATCGCCATCGACATAAGCCCGCTCGATCAACTCATGCGTATCGGCGTAAAGCAGATCGTTGGACGGATACTCCTTCGCCATCTGACTTTGGATGTCCTGATCGGAAAGCGACGGGTCAAGAATCTTCGCCATGATGGGGAATACGCTGTCGATCTCATCATGTGGCCCATCGACGTAGACGCGGATCATATCGTTCTCCCCGTATCCGAGCACTGCCCCGTAGACCAGCACGTCCACTGACGATTGGCCCAGTCTCCCGTGGAGAGCGTCCGCGTCGGAGAAAGCGCCGGTGCGATACTCCGTCCGATAATAGGGGCCGGTCGAATCGCTCGGCGTGAATTTCTCGACGTCGGTTATCTGCGTCGAGGAGTTCGCGTTGAACTCGTCCACAAAGCTCTGCGCCGTCTTCTCGTCTTCCTGTTGTTGTGGCTTCGACTGCTGCGTGCTGACGCCCGGCGTCTTGGCCGTCGTGGAATCCGGCTCCTGCTGGCTTCCGCAGCTACAGGCCGTCGCCAGGAGAAGCGTCGCAGCTGTGATGGCAATGATTTTTTTACGCATTGAAAACCTTTTCTTTGGTATCGCTAAAGGTGATTCGTCCGTTAGGTGAGACGTTGAGCGTGGCTTGGTAGTCCGCAAGCACCTGCATGGTCACGTTCAGCTCGTCTGCTATCGACCATAGGTCATCGTCGTACATGTGTTCGAGCAATGCAAGCTCAGCAGGATCGACGAGCGTGAGGGCGGTCTGCGTTCGCGCCCGTCGCTCCTGCTTCGAACGATCGTTCGAACAACCGGTGTCGCCATGCTTCCAGTGCAGCAGCTCATGCGTGAGCACGCATCTTTTCGCGGTATACGTGAGTCGCCGGTCGATGAGGATTACGTCTGTGGAGGCGTCGTAGCAGCCCCATAATCCGTCCGGCAGGATGGCGCTGGACACGGTGACAGGCAGTCCGACAATGGCGCGGCGCATGGCACCGTAGGTCATGCGCCGGTCGATCGGCAGGTCAGGCAGGCTCGTCGTAATCCGGCCCAGCCTCTCCATCGATCGCCTCCTGCTTGCCCTGAGCGTTATAGGCGGCAAGACCATAACCGCCTGCCTGCGCTTTCCTCTCGGCGGCTTCGACGGCATGGCGCTTGGAGTCCATCACGATGTCTCCGATGGATACGCCGGTCACTTCGCTAATGCGCTCAAGGTCACTCAGATTGAGCGGGAGGCTGTAATTTGCCCTCGTGTACCAATAGACCTCGCCGAAGCCACAGGCCTTGGCGAATTCCTTGATGGTCATGCCGCTTTGCTTTTGGAGCCTGACGCATTCGTCCATGACCTGCTTGGCGAAATGCGTGACCTCCTGTGCTTTTCTTCCCATGCTTCAAATTATAGCTAATTGCGTAGTCATATGTGCATAAATCGTGAAGACTACGTAATTACGAATACAAGAAACTTCGTAATTACGTATATTAAAAACCGTCGAAAGGAAAACCGAGATGTTGAGCACGAAGAAGACCAAGACCCCCGACCACTACCCGTGCGGCCACATGCGCGGCCCCGGCTGGCACGACTGGCGCGCATGCCTCACCAAACAGGGAATCGAGGAGGATGAATGGCCGGTCTGACGGAAACAGCCAGCAGAAACCTCAAAGCGGAACTCGCAAGACACGACAAGACACCGAAAGACCTAGCGAAAGCATGGGACCTCGAAATCAGAGCCGTAAACAACAGGCTCAAAGGCCGCACGCCACTCTCGACAGACGAAATCGAAAAAGCGGCATCCATGCTCGACATGGAACCAGAAAACCTCGTCATGCTCCTCATCCAGCCGATTGACAGTATCAAACAATTCAAAGCCTAAGGAAACCGAAATGAGCCAGTTGCTTAACCCGCCGAAACCACCGGAATCGAGGAAAACCATGAAACCACGAATCGAACTCATCGGCACCACCGGCTACGCCATCCGCATCCAGGAAGACAAGAGCGGCCAACTCATCGAACTCCACGCGGACGGCGAGGAAGTCCTCGCGGACATCCCCGAAAGCACCCTCGACAACTTCGCCTACACGCTCAACGACGACCTAGGGAACATGCGATGAGCCAATCATTCGAACTGCGAATCATCGAGGACGGCACGCACAGCAGTGACCACAGCTGCCTCATCGGACTCAGATTCGACATGGCAGACGGATACCAGGAACACATGCTCAACAAAACCGACCTCATGAACCTCCGCCGCGAAATCGGACGAACACTCAAAGAACTCAACCAGAAGAAGGACAAGAAATGAACATCTTCCAACAACGAGAACAAATCCTCGCGAACCTCATCGAAGCATGCAAGGACCACGACGAAGAGAAAACCAACCACCTGCTCAACCAACTCACGGAACTCGACAAGACAGCCGAACAGAAGCCACTGCCTGAAGAACCGAAGGAGCAGGGCTTCTATGTCACCGCGAATGATGGTCGGCTCCTGCTTAAGGACATCGATGATGACTGGTCGGCGCGCACATATGATAACTCGGCTAAGCGCATCTGGAATGGCAATAGACAGTATGTGAAGTGGCCGACTGTCTGCGAAACGCTCCCGCCTGAAGCATTCCCACTCAAGCAAGTGAACACTGGGAGCGACGATGACTGACCATGATTACTGGCTTGAAGACATGCAAGCAATGAAGAAGCGGAAGAAGCCGAACTACACGCGCCGCCGCATCCTCTTCGCCATCGTCAGCATCGGCCTCATCTCCAGCCTGACCATCATGCTCACATGGCATGGCGGCAGCACCACCGCCGCGCTCATGGTGGAAGGCGTGTACATCGCCACCGCATTGTGGCTGATCGTCAGATTCGCGCCACGCGACTAAAAGACTTCCCACTGGCCGGCAGTCCAAACAAACAACCCAATCGGATTGTTCCGCGGGACACCCACGTTCACTCATTCGTCGGCCAGTGGGGACACATAACTGAATATCGATTATTATCCACGCGCCGACCATTATCGCTGCACATACACTGTCGGCGCATTCGGCTGGGCGACGGTTCGCCCGTCCACGGATTCCACTCTCTTCTCTCTCTATCAACCACGCAGGCACTCCGGTGCTTGCAAACCCTTTCAAGTCCGCCTGACGGCTTCAGTCACCGTCGGCCACGCCACCGGCCGTGAACACGTTCAGGTCTGTGTTCCAACAGTCAAAGTGGCGCTCGGGAATCCACGGACGGCACTGGTTCGACTCCAATGCCAGCCACTCAGCCCCATCCACTCGTCAGGACGGGGCCTACAACGTCAACAAGCAAAGGAAACACAATGGACGGAAACAAACCACAGGTGGCAACATGGGTGCTCTGCGTCGACGTCGACCCCGACAACCCGGAATCCGACCCAATGTTCATCGCCACACTTGACATGCCGCTGGACGGCAGTCTGATCAGCGTCGCCCTGCCCGGCAACAGACTCGGCGAATGCACCGCGCTTGCCGCCAGAACCGCATGCCAGGCCATCGACAAGGTGCTCAAACGTCACCTCGAACGCGGAGGCGGCAGCGACACCGTGGAAATGCTCGACGGCCTCCACATCGACCCGATGGGTGACATTCGGGACGGCAGGCCATGACCGACCTGCTCACGCCAGCCGAACTTGCCGCCATGCTCGGCATGAGCCCACGCACCCTCGCCAACTGGCGCAGCATCGGCAAAGGCCCGCCATACGTGAAAATCGGCGTGGAACCGCCCGAAGGCCATCAGGACAGGCGAAAAGTCCGCTACCAGCGTCAAATCGCTGAACGGTGGGCTCTGGCGCACGAATACCGAAGGACGGTGGCGAGATGAAAAACGGCACGTTCATTCCAGTGACACGGGTCCAAAGCCGCCCAGATGTCAAAAGCGATGGGAAAGCACGCTTCGGTGACAACAATCCGACCATCACGCAGCAAGGAATCGACGTGGACAAGTTCATCAGCGACAACCACGCGCTCATCGAAAACTTAAGGAAAGGAACACGTTGAAACACGAATACACGGGCGACGAGCTCGCCGAACTGAAGAAAATCTACGACGAGTCGGGAGAAGCCGGACTCCAGATCGGCGAAATGCGTGCGTTACGCAAGGCAGGACTCCTCACCCCGGACCTGCCACCGGAACAGGAGGCGCATGAGGACATCCTGGCCGACTATCAGGCCGTCGGCAAGCCCACGGCGGAACAGGCGGAACCGTCGAAACGTGACCTCATCCTCGCGCATTGCAGAAACCGCATCGACCAAGGCCAACCGTTCGACGGCAAGGAAACCGCCGAAGCGCTCGGCATAAGCCAGAAAACGGCAGGCAACATCATCGGACAACTCCGCAAGGAAGGACTGCTGCCGGCCTTCGACCAGCATTCCCCCCGCAAAACACGGAAAAACGCCACGACCGGAAAGAAGAAAGAAACCATGACCACCACATCGAAACTCACAGTGGACAAAATCACCGCAACGAAACTCACCCCCGTCGGAACCATCAGCGTCGGGCCACAAGCCACAGCCGATCCGCGCATCATCATCGCAAACGCCTTGGTCGGCATCTTCGACGCCGTATCAGCCTTGCAGCGCACCGCATTCCAAGCCAACGACAAGGTGGTCTACGGCTTCGCCACGAAACTGCTCACCGGCGAATTGATGGACATCAAAGCCAACTACAGCAAGGACGCAAAATGAGACTCAAATTCGATAGCGAGAGTGGCGTTTTCACCATCAAGCCAGAGTCCAAGGCAGAAATCACCAAGCTCAGGACGTCCGCGTTGGATATCGCCAATCTGCTGGTCGATTATTTCGACGCCGACATCATCAAAGCAGACATAAACAAGCCAAGCAATCAACAGGGAGCCTGAAATGAAACGTATTCCACTCAAGGACACGGAACGCTACACGGTCGAACGGTTCAAGCAGGGCAAGAAGACGGAACGGCATCTCGCGTGGCTGAAGAGCCGTAAGGCCGGTGTGGGCGGCAGCGATATGAGCACGATTCTCGGCCTGAATTCCTTCAAGACGCCTTACGAATTGTGGCTTGAGAAGACCGGCCGTGTGGAGCCGGAGGACATTTCCGACAAGTGGGCGATCGTCAAGGGCAATGCCTTGGAAAACGAGCTTCGTAAGCGTTTCCGCTCGAATCATCTGGAAATGCTCGTCACGGACGGTACGGACAAGCAGTTCATCATGCGCGGGAAGCCATATCTGCGCGCTTCCCTTGACGGCATCCTGCAAAGGGAGGACGGGAGTTTCGGAATCCTCGAAATCAAGACGGCGAGCAGCCGTCGAGCGGGGGACTGGCATGACGAGGAAGGCAACCTCCGAATCCCGCCATACTACTTGGCTCAAGTCGAGTTCTACGCGCTTGTAACGGGATGGACGTGGGGCTACGTGTACGCGGCCATCGGAGACGACGAGCCGGTAGAGATACCGTTCAAGGCCGACGTGGAGGACATGGCCGCGATCGACGAAGCCGCAGCCGACTTCTGGCGTTTCGTCACCACCGGCACTCCACCGCAGTTGACTGGCGGCGACGTGCAGAAGGCGTTCCCCGAGCCGACGCCGGACATTGTGGACGAAAGCGCCGACGATGACCTGTACGACCTGCTCGCAAGATACGAGAGCGCCACCGGAATGCTGAATGACATGAAGTCCGCTCAGAAGGAATTGCAGGAGCAGATCATTCTGCGCATCGGCTCGCACACCGGCATCAAGTGCGGGAATTTGCAGGCCACCTACAAGCCGATGACACGCAAGGAATACACCGTCAAAGCCACCACCTACCGCAAATTCGCGCTCAAAACCATCGAAGAAAAGGAGCAATAAAAATGGGAGCAATCGCACAGCAGGCGCAGGGACAGCAGTTGCAGCCGCTCAATCCGAAGGGCAAGCTCAAGCAGCTTGTGGAGCATTCATGGCCGCAGATCGCACGTGTCATCGGCGGCAACCTCGACAGCGAGGCGCTGTTGCAGATGTGCATCAGCAGCATCAACCGCACTCCCGCATTGGCCGACTGCACGCCGGTGAGTGTCCTTTCCTGCTTCATGCAGTGCGCGGCACTTGGCTTGCGCCCATCCGACGTGGATGGATTGGGACAGGCGTACATCCTGCCCTATGGCAACAAGAACTATGCCACAGGGGAGAAGCAGGCCACGTTCGTCATCGGCTACAAGGGCATGCTGAAACTGTTGGAGAACAGTGGAATCTACGCGCAGCCGCGAGCCGTCTACGAGGATGACAACATCAAGCTCAAGCTTGACGAAAATGGCGTGCCGACCATCGAATGCCCGGACGAGGTGAACGTGGACGCCGACCACAGCGAGGACAAGCTGAAATTCGTGTACCTCTCCGTCCAGCTGCCGAATGGCGGACGATACGCCGACTACATGTCGAAACGCGACCTGCTCGAATACCGCGAGAAGTACGCGCCACGTAATCGCAGCCGTCAGATCACCGGCCCGTGGGTGAAGAACTTCGTGGAGATGGCGAAGAAGACCATCATCCGCCGCAGTTTCAAATATCTGCCGGTCAACATCGAGGCGAAGAAGGCCGCGAGCGTGGACGAGACCACACCGGATTACGGCGACGTGTTCCAGCCGGTAATCACCGATTCGACTGATGACGTGACCGCCGAGGTCATGGACACCGACACTGAGGCCGATTCGGAAGCAAAGGATGGTGAGTGATGGCCGGAGAAACCGTAATCACCGTGGTGGGCAACCTCACCGCAGATCCTGAGATGCGCACGACCCGTAATGGTTCCACGGTGGCGAACTTCAGCATCGCGGCCACGCCGAGAGTGTTCGACAAGCAGTCCAACCAGTGGGTGGACGGGGACGCGCTGTTCCTGCGCTGTTCCGCCTGGCGTGACCTTGCCACTCATTGCGCGCAGAGTCTGTCCAAGGGCATGCGTGTGATCGCGCAGGGCCGTTTGCAGCAGCGTTCCTATCAGGCGCAGGACGGTTCCAACCGCACGGTCATCGAATTGCAGGTGGACGAGATCGGCCCGTCGCTCAAGTATGCGACGGCTCAGGTGCAGAAGATGCAGTCAGGCGGATACCAGGGCGGTAACGCCAACGGTGGCGGCTATCAGCAGCCGCAGCAGGCGCAGCAGCAGTCGCAGGCTCCGGCCGATGATCCGTGGGGCGCTCCGGCTGGAGAGCCTGACTTCTGATGATGCGTGAGTGGATTGAGCCGCCAGACGTGCTGCCGGTATGTCCCAAACATGGGTGCGCGCTGTATCCGGCGCGCCCCATCCCATGCCCCGAATGCGAAATCGAATCCGAGGAAGAGGAGGAATGATGCAGGAATTCGTCGTGGACATTCCACGAGACGAATGGTGGACGCAAAACCGTCGCGGCCACTGGCGAGTGAAATTCGCGCACACAAGCGCAGTCAAACAGCGTGCCATGGCATTCGCCAGATTCTGGCTCCAAAACGGCCACCACAGGCCACAACACTTCCCAGTGCACGTCACCGCGATCATCCACCCATTGACCCACGGCCGCTTCGACCCGGAGAACGCGGCGCCCATGGTCAAAGCCATCCTTGACGCGCTCACCGATACCGGATTCTGGCCCGACGATGACTCAAAACACATCATCGGCCCCGACTACCGAGGTGGAGAACCAAGCATCCGAAAAGGCTGGTACCGAATCACAATCCGAATCGAAGAAGAGGAGCACTGACATGGCTACGAACGTGAGTCAGCAAGACGAGACACTGCACAAGGTTATCGAATGGTGTGAGCAGCGCGAGGTTGAGGGATTACGGCTTGCCAATGCTTTGCTGCAGAAGCATGACTTGGCTGCTTATGCAGTGGTCAAAGCTCAAATAGACGCATATCACAAGACCGCCGAACATTGCCGTCACATGCTCGGCTATTCCGGCTCGATGCCGTCCGAGGTGCCGAATCAAAGCGAGGACGCGAAATGAGTAAACGGTACAAGGTTTGCCCACTTTTTTGGAGTGATTACGGCTGTAAACGCACCTTGATGAATATGGGTGCGTTTGAAGAGTTGCTGAACGAGGGTTGGCAGATTCTGCGGGTGGATACCATGCCGCCAACGGAATTGCGTGATAACGCCGTCGCAGCGACGAACGTCTACATCCTTGAGAGGGAGGCTAATGATGATTAGTCAATACGACAAGGACATGTGTTGCCTGTATATCGCTGAGGGGATGAGCTACATCTGGCAACAAAAAGGGAACCAAGAGCTTTCCCGAATACTTGAATCATTGGCCGATAGGAAGCTCATGAAGCGTGTCCATGGCGGGTATGCGATCACACTCAAGGGCCTGTTGGCAGTCAAGGTGTGGAGACTTCACCTGTTCCTGTTCCATCACGATGAATGCAAGTACTTCAGGAGGAAGAAATGAGCAGGGCTGAAACCACCGCCATGCTGTCCAAGCTGGTCGAGAAGAGGTTGAAGAATCAGACCGCTTTTTGGGCGAGTGAGGTCAATTTCGACCGGAACACGCCTGACGAGCGGCGAGTGGATTACGTTGGCTTCAAACCTTGGAACATCAACGGCGAACCGGTGCCCGCAAGCGTTGAAAAAGGCTGCTTCGAGTTCTACGAGGTCAAGTCATGCATGGCTGACTTCACGAGCGGCAACGGCCTGACCTTCTACGGTGATTCAAACTTCCTCGTCTGCACGAAGGAATTGTGCGACGAGATTGTGTGGCGGAAGATGGTGCCGCCGCGTGTGAACGCGATCCTGACACCGGATTCGACCGGCTCGAAACTGATTCTCAACTATGTGCAGTCCTACAACGACATGTCATACCGGCGACGGCCCGCAAGCGAAATCCTGTGGGCAATGGTCAAAGCAAACGGAAAGAGGACGAATTGAGCAAGACGATCAGATACGTGGAATGCGCTCACTGCGGCGAGGTTGTCGGCACATATTACGTGACCTGCCCGTACTGCGGATACCGCCTGGTGTCCGCCCGGCAGGCGGTAATGGACGGCTTGGCATGGTGACGCTCGACCCGCCACCGGACTTGGTGGAGATCGCCGAAGCCTTGGACGCGATGGCGAAACCACATGTGGGAAGCGGCTGGGCGAACACCAACTACACCGACCTGCCCTGCACCACGCCACGTCAGGAAGCAATCTGGATGGAATACAACGGCATCACAAGAGGAGATTGAATGAAATGGGCTATTTCCAGATTCCGGTCTCATGGTATCGAGACGAAACAATGTTGGAACTCATGAGAAAGAGTCCGGCATCAATTGGCCTCTACGTGATGATGATTTCCTGGTGTTCCGACAACAGGAGCTACGGTGATATTCCATACACTGTCATCCGGTACGTTCTCGATGGCGAAGACGATGAATTACAGGCGATTATCGACGCGGGTTTCCTGACGAAGACAGACAAGGTTCGTCTTCGAGAACCCGTCTACCACATCAAGAGCTTCAGACGCTTCGACCCACGGTCAAGGGAGCCGATAAGCAAGAAGCTACGCAAGGCGGTATACGAGCGTGACCATTACCGTTGCGTCGAATGTGGAGCAACTGACCACCTGAGCTTGGACCACATCATTCCGTGGAGTCTTGGCGGCGAGGACACCATGGAGAATCTTCAAACCATGTGCCGCTCCTGCAATTCAAGGAAAGGGAACAGGTTAGATGTGGTTCAAGGTGGATGATTCCTTCTACTCGAATCCGAAGACCGCCATGCTGTCGGACGGGGCCACCGCATTGTGGCTCCGTTCAGGCTCATGGTCGGCGCAACAGCTGACTGGCGGGTTCGTTCCGGCTCGCATGGTGCCGATGTTCCGTGGCTCCGACGATTCAGTGCGAGAGTTGTGCGACGCGGGATTATGGGCCTACGACGAGCAGAAGGACGGCTACCAGTTCCACGATTGGAGCGACTACCAGCCTGACGGTGAGGAAGTGGACGCTCTGCGCAAGAAGCGTAGCGAGGCAGGAAAACGTGGAGCCAACCGTCGATGGGGCAAGCCTGAGAATGGCAAAAATGGCAAAACCGATGGCAAATGCCATAGCAAACCTATGGCAAACGCATGGCAAACCGATGGCAAGTCGATGGCAAACTCATGCCCCGTTCCCGTACCCGTACCCGAAAAGAAAGAGAAAGAAGAATATTCTTCTTCTTTCTCCAAAGAAATCGGCGTAAGCGATTTCGAGCTAATGACGGAGAAGGCCCATGCCAATGCCGCCATAATCCGCGACTATCCGAATCTCGACTTGTCGGACGCGTGGAACGCGTTCTTAAGCCGACATTATGGCGAAAACCGCACGATAGCCGACTGGACGCGCCTGTGGAAGGGCTGGTGCCAACGTCGAGCCAGAATGAGCGGCATCCCACCCTCGAAACGCCACGTGCACACGTGGAAATGCTCTCACGTGCTCGAAGCGCTCGGACGCGACGAAGAAACAGCACAGGCAGACGAAAAGGCCTGCGAATTAGCCGACAGACTCAACAAGGAGAAATCATGAAACACGAACCGGTAATCATGTACAGCCGAGAATGGTTGGAACACGAGCGCCGCAAAGCATGGCAGGAAGGCTACGCGGCCGGATGGAAAGACCAGGAATGCGACTTCCCGCCACACACCACAGAAAACCCATATCTGGAGACCAAATGACCAATACCGAGAAGACAATAATCTGCACCGTCATCACCTGCATGCTCATCATCTTCCTCACCATCGGCACATGCATCTCCATGCAGTGGTACACGTCCACCCACCACGATTTTCAAATGGAGACGGTCAAGACCGGTGACGTGACGTGGGCATGCCTCAAAGACCGAGGCGCATACATCGGATGCAACACAGTGGAGGAATACAAGTGAAGAAAATACTCGAAGACATGATCATCAAGTGGCATCAGGCCGGTTACGCGCTCGACGAGATCGCGCCGCTCGTGCCGCAAGTGCCGAAAGCCGAAATCGCCGCACTCATCCGCCAGCACGACAAGGAGACCAGACTTTGACCAACTGCCAGCACTGCCGGAAGCCAATGAAGCCGGTGGCCGCGAATCTACTCTGCGCCAGCTGCCGCGAAAACTACTGGGCGCTCATCAGACAGCTCGGACACGTCCAACTGCCAGCATTAAGCTCCATCATGCTCAAGCAAGCGCACATCGGAGCCACGGGCCACGCGCCAAGCCGAGGCAGCGCGCCAATGCCAATCGACACGCACGCGCAAGCCCTCATCACCGATTCCGAAGCGTGGCTCGCAGAACAAGCAGGCAAAATCAGATCCGCATACGCAGGATACGGCTGGCGCAAAGCATGGCTCGCCATATTAAGCAACCGACACACCATATTGGACATGCCCACTGCGGCAGATGATTACGCAGCCCTGGAACACATCAGCCGACGCAACGAGACGGCCTTGACACCAGAAGAGGCAATGGTCATCATCGGCACATGCCCACAATGCGGCCACCAAGCCACCAGCACGCCACAGGCCGACGAATGGACATGCCCGCACTGCAAATGGCAAGGCGGAGTCCAAGCCATCAAAGCCACCCGCGACAACAAACTCTGGCAACTCGAATACACCGGAAAACCAGTCGAAGTCGCAAGATACCTCTCCAAAATGGACATCCACTGCACAAGCGACCAGATCCGCCAATGGCTCACCAGAGGCAAACTCCACGCCACGCCGACAAAACACAAAGGAGAGTACGTGTTCAACCTCGGAGAAATAACCGCCATGCTTGACTGTCACAATTAAAATGCTATACTGTCGTACAGTAGTAAAATGGTTCAGCCTGAAAGGGCTGGGCCATTATTCATATCAGCTTCGGTAGCTCAGTGGCAGAGCACGAGGGATAGCACAGATACCAGAGGACGGATACCAAACCGGCCATGGCTTCATGATTCTTTGCGAATGCCCGTGATCAGAGATAGTGCATCCCACACCATGCGCTGGTTCGACTCCAGCCCGAAGCACCACAAGGCGGTGACCACATGCCAGGAAGAACGCGCAAGACCAGCCGCCAATTCGAAAAAGACAAGGCCACATTCTTCACACAATGCAAGGCACAGCATGCAGTCTGCTGGCTCTGCGGCATGCCGATAGATTATTCAGCACCGAAGAACACAAGCGATGACAGCTTCAACCTCGACCACCTCTACCCAGTCTCGAAGCACCCCGAACTCCAATTCGACCCGGCAGGCTTCAAACCAAGCCACACCAGCTGCAACCGATTGCGCGGCAACCAAGACCCGCCAGCGCCAATCGGAACACTCTCAAGACAATGGATAACAACAGCATGAGCCCAACACGAGGGGTAGGGGCGGTGAAATCGTAAAACCAACGACAGAGCGCAAGACGTCCCGCGTGGTTGCTCTTCCTCTCCCCGACGGACGAAATTGACCGGGGGTCGCGCGCGCGATTGCAGATTCGAGGTGAAGCATGTCGGCGAAATTTCCGAGCCATAATGTGGCGGAGGCTTTGGAGCGCTCATTGAAGAACGCCGATGGGCTGAAGGCCGTGAATTCCGCAGTGGTCGCGGCCGCCCGCGTACTGGCTGGTCGGATTGACTTCCTGAATGCCACCGGATTCGTTGATGAGAACGGGAAGATCGACAATGTGACTCTGCCGACTTTCTTGAAATACTGCCAGTCTCTCGGATTGACTTTGGACACTCCAGCGAAGGTCGGGCGTCCGGCTAGGCAGAAGCCCGAAGTCAGGGCTGAGGAAGCGAAGAGCGACAAGGTTATCGCGATGGATGATTTTATGAAGCGTTTCGGCTGAGGAGGTTGCGATGGCGGCTGAGAATCTTACGGTTTTCGGTGCCGTCGATGATACGAGGCATGGCGTGACCTTGCCTCGTATCTTCACACCGCCGTTGCGCCCGTTGACCAAGGAGACCTCGAATGGTTTCGCGGTGATTGCGTTCGCGGAAATCATGCTGCACGTCCACCTTTACCCGTGGCAGCAATGGCTTTTAGTGCATGCGCTCGAATTGCTTGAGGATGGCTCGTATCGTTTCCGCAAGGTGATTGTGCTTGTCGCCCGTCAGAATGGCAAGACCACGCTTATGGGCGTTTTGGCCGCATGGTGGCTGTTCGTGGACTCGAACAAGCATCCTGATCGTGTGCCGCCCGTGAAGTTCCTGGTGGTGGGCGCCGCTCAGACGCTTGATAATGCGAAGGGGCCTTACAGTCAGGTCAAGGAGTGGTGTAATCCGCGTCCTGAGACTGATGAGGAGTCCGATCTGGTGGTGCCCGAGCTTGCGGGCATGACGCAGAAGTTCGTGAACACGAACGGCGAGGAAGCCATCGTGCTGAAGTCGAAGGCGAAATACATTGTCCGTGCCGATAAGAACATTCGTGCGAAGAGCGCGGCCCGTGTGATTTTCGACGAGCTGCGCGAGCAGCATAATGATGATGGCTGGAATGCCGTCTCGCAGACCACGAAGGCCGTGTGGAGCTCGCAATTGTGGGGCATCAGCAATGCTGGCGATTATCGGTCTGTGGCCTTGCGCAAGCAGGTGGATAAGGGCCGGAAGCTCGTGGACGCTTGGAAGCAGTATGTGGCTGATGGTGTGGATGCTGCCGAGGCTTTCGCCAATGGCGAGCAGGACGGCTCTTTCGGATATTTCGAGTGGTCGGCTCCTGATAAGTGCCCGGTGGATGATGCCGACGCGATTCGCCAGGCTAATCCATCTCTCGGCTACGGTCCGATGACCGTGGCCAGTGTCAGAAGCGATATCGATGGCATGACCGAGGCCGCATTCCGCACAGAGGTCCTGTGCCAGTGGGTGACCGCCGACATCGTGCCCTACATCAACCCGAAATTGTGGGAGCATGGCACTGATAATGTGTCGTGCATTCCGGCTGATAATCGCGTGGTGTTGGCCGTCGATACCAGCGCCGACCGCCAGACCACGTATGTGGCCGCCGCGGGATTGCGTGCCGATGGTTTGCCGCATGTGGAGCTTATAGCCAGGCGCGACGGCATGCTGTGGGTGCCGCATTTCCTCGACCTGCTTCGTGAGAGCTGGCCGAATGTCTGTGAGATTGCCGTGCAGTCTAAAGGGTGCCCGGCAGTCGATTTCATCGACCCGCTCACCGAAAAAGGGTGGAACGTGCATCTCATCGAAGGCTTCCGGCTTGGCGCATGCTGTGGCCGCTTCCTCGACCGAGTGCGCGAAGGCAAGCTCAGGCATCTGCCGCAGCCAGCCATCGAACAGCAGGTTTCCGTGGCTGTCACCCGCCGTCTTGGCGAGGTCGAGGTGTGGGACCGCGCTAAGAGTGCTTTGCAGATCAGCGGCCTTATCGCCGAATCGGAAGCATTGTACGCCTTGGAGACCATGCAGGCTGTGGATGCTGAGCCGGTGAAGGCTTCCGCCTATTCGGGGCGTGGATTGATGATTCTTTGACTTTTTTGAAGCGATTGGAGGTGCCTTATGGGCCTTTGGAGCGCCTTGAGGAACGTTTTCCAGCCGCGCTACAGCATTTCCTTTGATTTGTCCGACCAGATGGCCATGATTCAGGGCCAGACTGAGGCCGAGCTTTTCAAGACGCAGCCGCATTTGCGTACCGTGATTACTTTTCTGGCGCGGAATGTCGCTCAGGTCGGATTGAAGGAATTCGAGCGTGTCAGCGACACCGACAGGCAGCGTGTGACCGATGATGTGCTGATAAATCTGCTGAAGCAGCCGAACGGCACGATGACCGGCTATGAATTGCTTAGGCAGCTTGTGGCTGACTTGGCGCTTTACGATAACGCTTACTGGGTTGTCATGCAGACGCCTGATCGGGACGTGGACAGGTTCGGCAGTTGGCAGATTCAGCCGATTCCGCCATGCTGGGTGCAGGCGAAGCTTGATGGCAGCGTTTTCCAGCCCGCCTACTATCGCGTTTACCCGAATCTGGGCACGTCATATTACGATGTGCCTGCTGATGACATGCTCGTTTTCCATGGATGGAACCCTGATGACCCGACACAGGGCGTGACTCCGGTGCGTGCCTTGAAGGACATCATCAACGAGCAGATTCAGGCATGGTCGTATCGCACTCAGGTGTGGAAGCGCGGCGGCCGTATCGGCAGCGTGCTGGTGCGTCCGAAGGATGCGCCGGAATGGAATGACGCCGATCGCGAGCGTTTCAAGCGCGGGTGGAAGGAATTCACCGACAAGGGTGCTCAGGCCGGTGCCACGCCACTGCTTGAGGATGGCATGGAATTGAAGCGTTTGGGCTTCAATGCTCGTGAGGAGGAATTCAGCGAGGTCACGAAGCTGTCGCTGTCCACCGTCGCAAGCGTCTACCACGTCAGTCCGGTCATGGTCGGCATCCTGGACAACGCGAATTTCTCGAACACCAAGGAATTCCGCAAGATGCTGTACTCCGAGACGCTGGGGCCGACCATGCGCATGATCGAGGACAGGATAAACACGTTCCTCGCTCCGAAGGTAGGTGCGCCGGACGCGAATTACATCGAATTCGACATCCGCAGCAAGCTTTCCGGCGATTTCGAGGAGCAGGCCAGTGTGATGAGCACTTCGGTCGGCGCTCCGTGGATTACGCCGAACGAGGCGCGCGCCAGCCAGAATCTGCCGCGCGTCGAGGGCGGTGACGAACTGGTGGTGCCGCTCAATGTCACCAAGGGCGGCCAGTCAAGCCCGCAGGATGGCGGGGACCCGTCACGTCCAGCCGATGGGTCGGCCATCGAATCGGATGATGACGAGAAAACAGCGGCCATCGTCGGCATGTGGCGTGACCGATTGGAAAAGAGCGTCAGATCACGGTTTGGCGCCGGCATGGGAGTCGATGACATCAAATGGCTCAAATGGCAGAACGAACTGCAGGCCGACCTGAACATCAAAGCCGGCCTGGGGCAGTTCGATGCCGGTGTGAGGGCATTGCAGGAGACGGAGGACATGCGAACGCATTTCAAGGAGGTGCATGATGCACTTTAAGGATTTCGAGTGCCGATTCAAGGCCGATGGTGAGGACTCGGCACTCAAGGATGGCGAATTCATCGCCTACCCTTCCACTTTCACCCGCGAACCAGACTGCTACGGTGACGTGGTGGCAAAGGGCGCATTCGACAAGACCATCAAGGAATGGCAGGACAGCGGCAACACGCTGCCCGTGTTGTATGGGCATCGTATGGATGACCCCGATTACAACATCGGCGGCGTCGATTCGATGGGCGAGGACGATCACGGCTGGTGGATCAAAGGCCATTTCGACATGGACTCGCCGAAGGCCGCGCAGGTCTACCACCTGATCAAGGAAAAGCGTCTCAGTCAATTGTCCTTCGCGTTCGACGTGATGGACGAGGGCGAGGTGGAGCTCGATGACGGCACCAAAGCCAACGAATTGCGTGAGCTGAGGGTGTATGAGGCGTCCTTCGTGCCTGTCGGCGCGAATCAGGATACGGGCATCGTGGACGTGAAGGACGCGCTGCGCCGGTTGAAGACCGGATGCACCCTCTCACAGAAGAATCTTGGCATTCTCTCGCAGATCGCCGATGACCTGACCGGTCAGGCGAAGAAACTCAAGGATTTCGTGGCTGAGAACACCACTCAGTCCGACAACAACAATGACAATGACCAGAGTGACGATGCGAAGGCATCGGATGCCGGTGCAGCCAAGAACGAGGAGCCCGATGGGGCCAAGTCCGAGGAGCCGGACGGTTTTTCCGAAGCGGAAGCGTTGCAACTCGCAATCAAGATTGCCCAAGTTGGGCGGAAAGGGGAGTGACCGTAATGGCATCTCTCAAGGAAAAGCGAGCCGCGCTTGTCAAGCAGCTCGAAGAAAAGCAGGGTCTGCTGGCCGCTGGCAAGGCTGATGGCGATACCATCGCATTTGTGAAGAGCGCGCTGGCCGAGGTCGAGGGCATCGACCGTCAGCTGGACGGCATGAAGCAGTCCGATGATCTGCTCGCGCAGATCGGCCAGCTCAACGCCAAGACCGGCGTGCAGCATGTTGGTGGCTCCGACGCCATCCACGCCAAGAGTATCGGTGATTATTACGTCAAGTCCATGCAGAATGCTGGCCTTGACGTGAAGTCTGCCATCGCACGCAACTTCGAGGTCGAATACAAGGCAGCGGATGATACTCACGTGGAAGGCGCGCCGTCCGAAGGCTATGCCCCGTATCTGACGCAGATCGACACTCAGCCTGCTCGACCGTATCAGCGTCCGCTGGTCGTGGCCGACCTCTTCGCTTCCGGTGCCGTCAGCGGCAACCTGATCGAATACCCGGAATTCAGCGAGCTTGAAGGCAACGCCTCCACCGTCGCCGAAACCGGAGTAGCCCCGCAGGTCCATTGGAAGGAACCTGTGTGGAAGCAGGACAAGATCAGCACCGTCGCCAGCTTCTTCGCCATCAGCGACAACATGATGGACGATCTCAACTGGATTGTGTCGGAAATCAACAACAACGCGCAGTATGACCTGAAGCTGGCGGAGGAAAACCAACTCCTGTCCGGTGATGGCACTGGTAATAATCTGAAGGGTCTTTTCAATCGTGAGATTCAGACGATGGGCCAGGATGAGCTGTCGGACGCCGACCGTCTGTCCAAGGCCAAGCTGTACATCACGCTGAAAACCAATTATCAGGCTGACGCATTCGTCCTTAATCCGGTCGATTTCTGGAAGCTGACCATCGCCAAGAACGCGGAAGGCTCTTACCTCAACCTGACTAACGGTTCCACTTTGTGGAATGTCCCCGCAATCGCTACCGCCGCCATTGCCGAGGGCACCGCGCTGGTCGGTGCCTTCAAGAGCGCCGAGCTTTTGCGCAAGGGTGGTCTGGTCGTGAAGATGACCGACTCGAATGCCGATGATTTCCTGCACTTCAAGCAGACCTGCCGCATTAGCGAGCGTGTCGGCCTGCAAGTCAAGTATCCGAAGGCCTTTGTGAAGGTCACTCTCGGTAAGGCGGCCTGATCATGACGCAGAAGTATGTGCGCTTCGTCACCCCGAAAGAGGCGAACATCGACAAGACGCAGGATGTGGCGGAGCTTGTGGCGCTTGATGCCAAGGGCAAGCCGGTCACTATCGGCGGTGCCGCCTCTCTTCCGGTGGCGAAGAATGTGTCCAAGGCCGCAGGCGATGCGCCGACCAAGCAGGAATTCGATGCTCTTGTCGATTCTCTGGTGGCCGCTGGCCTGATGGCAGCCAAGTAAGTGATTGGGGGTGCGGCATGACTGCCGTGATTGGTGATCTGATTCCAAGCGCCGACTCTTTCCAAGTCGATGCCGGTTTCAAGATGCATGCCGCTCAGACTGCGATTCGCCGGTATTGCGGCTGGCATGTCGCGCCTTCCGTCACTCGTACGATTCGCTTGGATGGTCACGGCGGTGATTCGCTGCTCTTGCCATCCAAGCATGTGACCGCGCTTTCGAGTCTCAAGCTTGATGGCGTGGAACACGTGCAGGATGCGCGGTACAGCGAGGCCGGGAGCCTTGTGCTGGTCAATGGCGCCACCTTTCCCGATCTGCCGGGGAGTGTGGAAGCGACCATTACCGATGGTTGGGATTTGGAGGATGTGCCGGAAGTGCAGATGATTCTGCTGGACATCGCGTCTCGTGTGATGCAGGTTCCCGGCACGGTGTCAGCTCAATCCACGAATGGCAGCAGCGTCACCTATCGCTCCGGCTCCGATGGTGGTGTGCCTAATGTGGCGCTTTTCGAGTCCGAGAAGCGCACGCTGCAGCCCTACCGCTTGACGTGGGGGGTGAAGCCGTGACTTCCGCATTGGATTATCTCGGCGGTGGTACGTCCTTCAACATGTCTGGCGCGACCAAGTGGCGGCGTTTGCGTGCGAAGAAGGTCATGGACCGGTATTCGGGCGAGTTGACTGGTGAGGATTGGGACCACCCGGACGTGCTGGAATTCAATGGCTCGTTTTCCAGCTCCAGCAGCATGAGGTCTCCTGACGCCTTGCGTGAGGAGACCACGAGCACGGCTTACCTCACCTCGACCGACCCGTCACTCGATATCATGCCCGGCGACCGCATCAGGGCCATGCCGGATGACGGCAGGTGTTGGGAGGTATCCGGCTATCCGAGTCGTGACGTGAATGCTTTCACGGGCTGGCGGCCGACGATTGAGATTCCACTATCCGAGTACAGGGGGTGATGGTCTTGGGTGTGATGGTCAAATTCAACGATCGCTATTTCGATGAGCTGATGAATTCGGCTGGCGTCAAGGCCATGACCCGCAGGGCGGCCGAAAAGACCTTGGAATATGCGAAGGCTCACGCTCCAGTGGACACCGGCGCATACCGCGACGGCCTTGGAATCGAGGAGGTTAAAAGGGAGCACCGAACGACCGTCATGGTCGTCGGCCACGACTCTAAGACCCTGCTCGTGGAGTCGCGGACCGGCAATCTGGCCAAGGCGTTGAGGAAGGCGAGGGTCTGATGGCAAGCGTCATTCCACCAGACCTTGAGCTGTTCCTTACCGGATGGCTGCGCTCCAACATCACGGACGTCGCGGGCCTGCAGGTCGGAAACCGCATTCCGGATGGTTACGACGGTTCCTATCCGCTCGTGGTCGTGCGTGATGACGGCGGCACGCAATCCGCCGACCGTGTGACGTTCGACAGGTCGATAGGCGTCAACGTGCTCGGATGGACGCGCAACGATACGAAACCATGCCGTGATCTGGCGGCCCGCGTGTACGGGCTGCTGACCGGCGAGCCCGGCATCCTCATCGGATTCGCCGAAGGCAGCCGCATCTGCGCCGTCGTGTCTGACGGATGCAACGGCCCGTACCCGGTCGGCGAGGACGCGGCATGGTGCCGCTACTACATGACCGTCGAATATTCGACGGCCGGAATCAGACAACCATAGAAAGGAAACGCCATGGCCAAAGACAGTCAGGGCATGGATCTGGGACAGGTGGAGGCGCTCGTCACCGCCGCCATCATGATCGTCCCGTACTCCACCGAAAACAAAATCACGCCGGAGATGATCGCATCAAGCAATGCAACGCCGGAACTTCCGGCCGCCTACAATCGGTCGACCGCATGCATCGGACTCGTCAAGTCCGACGGCGGCAATCAGGATTCGCGCGACGGCGACGACCCGCTGGAGTTTTTGCAGGACGGTTACAAGAAGCTGCCGTTGGCGACCAGCCTCACGCAGACGTTCAGTCCGGCCGAAAACAACGCGCTGACCCGCAAGATCACCATCGGCGAGCCGGACGCGCAGGGCGTCTACCACGTGGCCGACATCATCCAGGACGCGAAATGGATGGTGTACGAAGAGGAGACGTTCGACACCGGGCGCGTCCACCGTCGTGCCGGCGTCATGCAGGTCACCGGCAACGAGCCGGACCAGCAGGAGCGTGGCTCGGTCACCGGCCGCGCATTGACCGTCGAATGGATGAAGGATCCGCTGTATGTGGATGCGGAGCATCCGAACACCCGCTGGATCGAAAGCTGGTACGACCCAAAAGCGTGACGGCGGTGGCCGTGACCTCGGCTGACGGCAACACGAAGCCGTCGGTCGTCCAAGGCGCGAAGCTCGCGCTCAAGGCCGTCGCCACACATGTGGACAAGACCACCGTGGACGTGACCGGACAGGCCACATTCAAGTCCAAGGATGCAGGCGTGGCGACCGTCGAGGGAGGCACGCTAACCGCCGTCAAGGCCGGAAGCGCGAGGCTCAACGCCACATATGACGGCGTGACCTCACCAGATCTGACGGTCACCGTCACCACACGCGCCGCCTGACCGGCGGACGAAAATCTTCCCGGACCGCCCATCTCGCCTGTCTGCGCGGTCCGGGACTTCTTTTTTCACGGCAGGCAGGCGAAAAGCAGATAGGACAAGACAATGACTTCAACTTCCACCGACTTCAAGCCGACCGTCGAGGATTTCGACCAGTGGACGGAGAAAAACGATGAGGAGGCGTTCGCCTCCATTGCGCAGAACTACAAGGTGCGCCACATCATCAAGGGCGATGTGTATTGGGCGCTCGTGCCTGGCGGACGCACGTACAAGCTTCCACTGTCGATGAGCATCGACGATTTCACCAAACTGTCGAACACGTCCGACGATACGGAGAGCGTCGAACAGCTCAAACGCATTCTAAGCGCCTTCGCTGGCGACAAACAGGCGAAAGCGCTGAACGGCGAACCGGTGCAGGTGGTGTTCAACCTCCTGTCCGACTACGGCGACGCGGTAGTGCGCGCGCAGGGAGCCTCACTGGGAAAATCCAATGGTTCGCCCGCCAGCTCGCCGACCACGGGAGCGTGATCCGAGCCGATTTCACGGCACGTGGCTGGAGCCTGCAAACCGACCTTGGCGGCAGGCTCCGCTACGGCGACGCGATAGCGCTGCTCGAACAGCTCATTGGAGACCCGTCAACCTACACAGGCGCGGAGCTCAACGGCCTGGACTATCCGGCCCGTTGGGGCGAGATGCTGGTCATCTACGCGCTGGGCGGCGAAGAGTATCCGAAACCTTTCGATTCGCTTGCGAAACGATTGCGGGCGGACAGGGAGAAGGCCGAGCGTGAGCGGCTGCGCGAACAGACCAAGGGCATGAGCCCGGTATTCCGGACTCTTTACGAAGACTGAATAACTGAATAGTGGAGGTTCCGCATGGCGTTCGGCAGCGAACTTGGTTCCGCGCATATCAGCGTGTTCCCTTCCATGAAGGGTTTCCGCAGCACGGTCAACAAGGAGGTCGGCGCGAGCGGCAAGGCCGCGTCGAAGACCTTCGATTCGAGCATGAACGGCGGCAAAAGCGGCGGACTGTTCGGACGCGCGTTCAAAAACGGGTTCAAACAGTCGGCGAACGCGTTCGGCGCGGACGTGCTGAAATCCTATGAGCGTGACGTGGCGAAATCCACGGCCGCATACCGTCAGTCCATGCTCCAGCAGAAGGCCGCGGCGAATCAGGTGCGTGCCGCCGAGGAAAGCGTCGCCAATGCCGTCGCCAAGCACGGCGAGGGCAGCACGCAGGCCGAGGCCGCGACCATCAGACTCGAACAGGCGCGGCTGAAGCTGTCCACCATGACCGACCGGGCGACGCAGGCCGAGAACCGGTTGAAGGATGCGCAGAAGGCGCTCAAGGACGCGCAGGACAATCTCGCTTCCAGCAGTGGTTCGCTTGGATCGGCGTTCAAGAATCTTGGTTCGGCGATAATCCAGCCGGTCTCCGGCGCGTTCGGACGGGTCAAAAACGCGGCAACGTCGGCGTTCTCCGGCATCGCCACGAAAGCCCGCGACGGCATGAGCGCTGCCGGCGCTGCCATGCAATCCACCGCGTCACGTCTTACCGCGCCATTGTCTGCGAAGTTCTCCGCGATGAGCTCGGCCATCGCGGCAAGGATCCCAGCGCCTTTCAAAAACGTCAGCAATGCCATCGGCGGCTATCTCGGCAACGTCGGCGGCGCGGTCGGCGGCGTGCTTTCGCAGATTCCCGGAGCCGCCGGCAGTGTCGCGTCTGCGATAGGCTCCAAGCTCAAAAGCGGAGCCGACACCGCATGGAATGCGATCAGCTCCATGTCTGGCAAGGCCGTCGGCGCGTTGAAGGGTGTTGCCACTGTCGGACTTGCAGGCGTTGGCACCGCCGTCGCGGCTTTGGCAGGCGTCGGCAAGAGCGCTCTCGACGCATACGCGACATACGAGCAGGCCGTCGGCGGCGTGGACACGCTGTTCAAGGACGCTTCGGGCACCGTGCAGAAATACGCGGCGGAAGCGTACCGGACAGCCGGAGTGAGCGCCAACGAGTACATGACGCAGGTCACGAGCTTTTCCGCCTCGCTGATCAGCTCGCTCGGCGGCGACACTGCGAAGGCCGCGGAACTCGGCAACACCGCCATGGTCGACATGTCGGACAACGCCAACAAGATGGGCACCGACATCGAGTCCATCCAGCAGACCTACCAGTCTCTGGCGCGCGGCAACTACGCCATGCTCGACAATCTGAAGCTCGGCTACGGCGGAACGAAATCCGAGATGGAGCGTCTGATCCAGGACGCGAACAAGGTCAAGCAGGCGAACGGGGAGATGGGCGACCTGTCCATCGACAAGTTCTCCGACGTGGTGCAGGCGATCCACATCATGCAGGAGCAGATGGGCATCAGCGGCACCACCGCCAAGGAGGCCGCGACAACCATCGAGGGCTCTGTCGGCATGATGAAGGCCGCATGGCAGAACTGGCTGGCGGAGCTCGGCAAGGACAATGCCGACATCAACGGATTGACCAAGCAGCTGGTAGATTCGGTCGGCACGGTCATCGAGAACGTGGGTCCGCGCATCGCGCAGATCATCACCGGCATCACCGCCGCACTGCCACAACTGTTCTCCTCATTGGGCAGCACGCTGCCGGCACTGGTCATGCAGATTCTTCCGCCAGTGCTCGGAGCGTTGGGACAGCTCGGCACGATGCTGCTGACCAGCGCGATGACATGGATCTCGACGAGCCTGCCCCAGCTGCTCGCCCAGTTCCAATTGTGGGTCACGTCGACCCTGCCGTCGTTTTTGCAAACCGGATTGACGATGGTCACGAACCTCTTGCAGGGCATCGTGCAGGCATTGCCTCAGATCGCGTCCACGGCGGTGACCGTGCTGACGACGCTGCTGGATGGATTGTCGGCCCAGTTGCCGCAGCTCATCCCTATCGGCATCAACGCCGTCCTTAACCTCGTGCAAGGCATCCTCAACAACCTGCCGCAGATCATCGACAGCGGTTTGAAGCTTATCCTCGGACTGGCGCAGGGCCTCATCAACGCCATGCCGGACTTGGTAGGCAAGGCTCCGATCCTTATCGGACAACTGGTCGGTGGCATCATCAATCGTCTCCCGCAGATCCTGCAGGCTGGCGTACAGCTGCTCTTCGCACTGGCCAACGGTTTCATTTCGTCGGTTCCACGGCTTATCGGCGCCATCCCCGGCATGGTCGGCCAGATCATGCGCGGTTTCACATCGGTTAACTGGGGGAGCGTCGGCCTGAATATCATCACGGGTATCGCGACCGGCATCGCAGGCGCGGCAGGCAGACTCGTGACCGCCGCAGTCAACGCGGCCACGAACGCGTTGGATTGGGTGAAACGCAAGCTTGGCATCCATTCTCCGTCACGCGTGTTCCGCGATCAGGTCGGTGAGATGATCGGCGAGGGCATGGCGGTCGGCATCGACGAGAGCGCGTCGAAGGTGAGGAAGGCTGCCGGACGATTGACTGGCATTCTACCTTCGCAGGACGCCTCGTATTCCGTCGGCGTCGCCAACGCCTCGCGTGGCGTTAACGCTGCCTCCTACGGCAATGGGGGGAGCGTGACGAACATCACGCAGACGTTCAACTATCCGGCCATCGCGCCGACGAGCATTTCCACGCAGCAGAAGCTGCAGACAGCGGCCATGCCGCAATGGTAATCGGAAGGAATCCGGATGAAGGTCAGCTATTCTCTCAACGGCCAGCCGCTCGATTCCGAGCGGATGCGCGTGCTTGTAGGCACGACGCACTACACGGCGCTGTCGCCGATCGTGGACACCGTGCAGGTGCCTGGACGGCATGGCGTCATCGTCGGCTCGTCCATTCCGGTGTTGGATGCTCCGGAGCTGACAGTCAAGGTCGCGGCGTGGGGTGCTGATTCCGATTCGCTGATCGCGCGTTTCCGTGCCATGTGCCTGTCTGCCGCGAAGCTCACGCTCGGCAGAACGGAGACAACGGAGAGCGGCTATTCGCGCAGCATGGTCACTCGCGTCGTGTGCACGTCCTGCGAGCCGGACGATGATGAGAGGCCGTCCAGCGACCTGCGTGTCATGACCGCAGTTTTCCAATTGCCGGACGTGTTTTGGCGTGGCGTGCAGTGGCAGGAGGCGACGTTGGCCGCGTCGGGCGGCAGGCTGCTGCCGGGCGGGGTCTCCAAGCCGAGTAGCAAGGGGTATTGGACGCGCTGGCAGGGATTGCCTAACGCCAGTCCTTCCGAGCTTTTCGACATCATGCCGGACGGCTGGCTGTCCAATGCGCCAATCGGCATACTGGTCTTGCGTTTCGGCGCAGTCACTGGTGTGACCATCAGTGACCCGGTGAGTGGCACGAATCTGCTGTGGGGCGGCAAACGTGACGCCTCGCGTCCTTATCTTTTCGTCGATGTGGCTAATCGCAAGGCGTGGACGGCGGCCAATGCCGACGCATGGTCCGGTGGTACGGATGCGTCGAATGGCATCGACTGGACCACGGATCCATTGCAAGTGTGGCCCGCGATCGATTCTGGCGATTATCGCCTCGCAATCAAACAGACCGGCAGCGCCGACAAGGTGGTCTGCCGGTTTTTGCAATCCTGGGAGTGATTCATGGCAAAGACTTTGCACGCGCGTCTCGTGGCCTATCGTCCATTCGGTGACCGACTCGGTGTGCTGGCCGAGCCGGTGAGCTTCAGCGCGTCCATGCTCCACAATGATGATGGCGCAATCAGCATCGAATACTCGCTGCTGTCCGGTGACGCTCAGGCTTTCGACCGCGAGCTTACGGACGGCCTCGAAGTGGCAGTGGAAGTCTCGGATGGTAGTGGCTTCAGGGAGCCGGATAATGCGCGATTCGTCATCACGGGCCGCTCCGGTAAGACGGATGACCGCACCAAGACCGTCACCTACAGTGGCCAGTCGATTGGCTGGCTGCTGTCAAAGGCGGAAAACAATGGTTCCTCGCACCTCATCGCCGATGGCGATAACAAGGGTAAAAGGCCATTTTATTCGTCCAATCCGGGCACGATTCTCAAGACCCTGCTTGACGAAAACCGGGCGCGTGGTGGCGTGGCCACTGGTCTGACCTTGGGCTTCGGCACCGCCAAGGACGCAGGCGGCGCGGCATGGGCGAAAAAGTACACGCTCTATTATTCTCTTGGCACGGATCTGCAGACCATCCTGAGTGCTCTCGTCAATGGTGGCGGCTGCGACTGGCGCACGTCCGGCAGGACGCTCAAGCTGTGGAATGCCGACAGCACCGCCTTGAGCCGCGACCTGAGCAAGAGTATTGTGCTGCAGCTTGCGCGTGACATCAGCGAAGCACCCTTCGAGGAGTCCATCGCTGACCTCGCGTCCACCATCCTCGTCGAGGGAGACAATAACCTGCTCTTCCGCATGGATAATCCGGCCGCGCCGACTCCGTGGGGCAAGTGGGAAAGCTACAGCAGCCAGGGCGGCGTGTCAGATAAGGACACCGCCCAGGCATTCATGCAGAGCACTTTGGATGACGCGGCGCGAGTGCGTGGCCAGTACACGCGCGATCTGGTGACCGCGAATGTGGATAATCTGCCGCTCATTGACTATCACGCCGGTGACTGGATTACCGCCCCTACCGTGGCTCACGGCGAGAAGGTGCGCGTGCAGGAAATCGACCTGAGCATGCGCCAGAACGAGGGCCTATCCTGCTCAATCGCTCTGAATGATATTAAGTATGACGCTTCGGTGCGTCAGGCGAAGAAAATCAAGGGCATCACCGGTGGCGCGGCATTGGCCGGCAGTGAGAGCGGAACCACTGTCTCCACTGACCATGATCATCGCGTGCCGAAGGCGCCGCAGGGTCTGGTCGTGCAGACCGACGCCTACATTGGCTCGGACGGTTTCGCACACGGCTTGGCCACCGCCATGTGGTCTGCTGTGACCGAAGCCACGAATAACACGGCCATCGAAATCAGCAATTACGCCATCGAGTGGCGCAAGCACGTGGATGGCGCGCCCTGGCATTCCGCTGGCACGACTGATAAGACGCAGCTTGGCTTCGGCGGTTTGGATTGCGGCACTCAAATCGAGGTGCGCGTCAGGGCTGTGCCGACGTATTCGGACAAGCTTGGCGAATGGTCGAGCATCGTCGTGGCCACCGTCGAATCCGATACGACGCCGTGCTCAGTGCCCTCCAAGCCGACAGTCTCATCCAAGCTAGGCGTGGTGACCGTCCACTGGGACGGCAAGACATCCACTGGCGCGTCGATGGAATCGGATTTCGACCATATCGAGGTGTGCGAGGGCGTCAATGCCGCTGGAATGCAGGTCATCAGCGCCAATCAGTCGGGGCAGGGCGCTTACGTCGTCACCGGCCTGACGGCTGGCTCACAGCGCTCTTATGCCTTGCGCTCCGTGGATCATGCGGGCAATAAGTCTGACTGGTCTGCGATTGCCACTGTGACCGTGGCTTCCGCCGTCTCGCCTGATGAGGTCAAGCAGATTCAAAAGGATTTGGCTGACAATCAGACGGCGTTGAAGGACAATGCGGCGAAGCTGACGCAGGCGCAGAAGGACATCCAAGCCAACAAGTCTAATCTCGACGCGGCGAATCAGACGCTCGCTCAAGCCAAGACCGACCTGACGCAGGCCCGGAAGGATATCGCGCAGACCAAGAGCGACCTGACCACCGCGAATGGCGAGATCAGCAAGGCGAAGGAGTCGGCGGCTCAAGCGTATGCCGAAGCCCACTCAAAGAATCACACTTTCCGTGGGCCTGACGAGCCGAAGGACAATCTGATCGTCGGCGACCTGTGGCTCAAGACGCAGAAATATTGGACGAGGTGGAAAGGCGAGAAAAACAACAGCCCGAGCCTCTTGGCCGACTTCTACACCTACTGGCAGGGCGAAGCCAATAATTCTCCTTCCGCGCTCGTGCCGCTGTCGGATCGCGTGATTGAGACGCTTGTCTGGGATGGCTCCGCGTGGAACCACTTGGGCTATGCCGACGTGGAGAAGAACGCGAACGAAATCGCTCAGGCGAAGTCCGACATCGCGGATAACGCCGCGAAGACCACCGATGCGAAGAAGGCTGCTGAGAATGCCGCTGCCGCCGCGAAGACGGCTCAAGGCACCGCCGACACGGCGAATGGCGCGGCCAAGACGGCTCAGGATACCGCCAATGCGGCTCAGACTGCTGCGAAGAGTGCTACCGCGACTGCCGGTCAGGCAAAGGACGCGGCCAATGCCGCTCAGACCGCTGCCGAGAGCGCGAAGAAGACCGCAGGCAATGCGGAGACGCTGGCTAACACCGCCAATGAGTCCGCCAAGTCCGCCAAGTCCGACGCGGCTTCGGCCAAGACGGACGCGGCCAACGCCAAGACCACCGCTGCCAATGCGTCGAGCGTGGCGACTCAGGCCAAGGCCACCGCCGATAGTGCGGCTCAGTCCGCCACCGATGCGGCCAATGCCGCGCAGAAGGCCAATACCGCTGCCGCTGCCGCAGCTGGCGTGGCTAACGGCAAGGCCGACGTGCTCATCCAGGGCACGGCGCCGGATGCTTCGATGCGCAAGGCTTCGACCTTGTGGATTGACACCACGAATGGCGCGAACACGCCGAAAAGGTGGAATGGCAATTTGTGGGTGGCCGTGACGGATAAGGCCGCTACCGACGCCGCGAACGCCGCCGTCAAGGCCAATACGGCTGCGAAGACCGCTCAGGATACCGCCGACAAGGCTGCGACTGCCGCAGCTAACGCAGCGTCTCAGGCCAATCAAGCCAATGCGGCCGCCAAGAAGGCACAGACCACTGCTGATGGTAAGAATCTGATTTACCGTGGCCCCGACGAGCCGAATCATGATGGCTTGAAGCCGGGGGACATGTGGTGGAGGACCCAGAAGTATTGGACGCGCTGGAAAGGGAAGAAGAACGCAAGCCCATCAATGCTGGCCGACTTCTACACCTACTGGACGGGCGCGCCAAACGCTTCTCCGAGCGTCCTTGTGCCATTGTCCGACCGTGTGGTGGAAGTCCTGACATGGGACGGTACAAGATTCGAGCCATTCGACCTCGTGGCGAACAATATTCTCGCGGCTGGGACGGTGGCGGCGAAGCATCTCGCCGCCGACTCAGTGACCGCTGAGAAGGTCAAGGCTAATGCCATCACGGTGGACAAGCTGGCTGCCAATTCGGTCACGACTGAAAAGCTGGTGGCTGATGCGGTGACCGCCGCGAAACTCGCCGCCGACTCGGTGCAGGCGCGGAACATCGTCGCACTGGCCATCACGTCCGACAAGATTGCCGCCAATTCGGTGACCACTGGCAAGCTCAAGGTCACGGAAGACATGACCGTGGCGCTGCTCAACGTCCACAAGATTCAGGCGTCCGACATTGCGGCTAATGCCGTGACCACTGCCGCTTTGGCTGCTGGCGCGGTAAACGCCGACAATCTGGCCGCTAATTCGGTCAATGCGTCCAAGATTGTGACTGGTGCGATCACCGCCGACAAGCTCGCGGCGAATTCCGTGACGGCTGTCAAGATCGCGGCTGGCACCATCACGTCCGACAAGGTGGCGGCAGGCCAGTTCAAAGGCTACGTCTTTACAGGCGCCGTCTTCCAAAGCTCCGAGGCCGAGAACACCGGCATGAAGCTCAACGGCACCGCATTGCAAATGTGGGACAGCAACCACAATCGCACCGTCTACCTGGACGGCGAGGGCAAGTCGAATGTGCTGACCGGCACTTTCCAAACCCGCACGAGCGGGCACAGGGTGCGCATCAGCCCGGATTATCAGACCTACATCATCGGCGGATCTGAGACTTTCACCGGTGATGGCATCGAATTCCCGGCCTACAACGGGTCCACCGCCTACTTTTCGCATCCGGCCATTGCTTCTGTCATCCAGTCGAATCAGGTCGGCGCGATGGGCGAACTGGACTTGTGGAGCGGACACGTGAGCAAGAACGACCCTGCCGCGTTCATGTCTCTCAGATCGAAGCCGCGCAAGAAAGGCGGTACCGGCAGCGGCGGCGTCACATCCAGAGTGCATGCCGTGGCGAACACGGATTACGACGAGGCGGACGAGAGCAAGAAAAGCAGCGCTTTCCTCACTCTGTCCGGCGATAGCGCGAACGGTTCGGAGTGCTGGCTCGGAGCGCAAGACGCGAACGGCGAGGTCGGAGTCGGCGCGAACATCGGCACCGGATACGTGTATCTCGGCGGCTATCTTGGCGGCATCACGAACCGTTTTACGTTCCATGCCCAGGCTGCGTGGAAGGCGTGGTATCCGAATCCCGGCCAGAGCATCGCGAACGGCGCGGCAATGCAAGTCAACTGCACGTTCAGTCCGACGAAATACGGCCACTATTACGTCGTCGCGAACGCGGATTCGCAATGGGCGGGCATCATCGCGCATCCATGCAACACGGGCGGGCAGAGCGGCTTCCAACTGAAGCTTTACAACGCCGACCAGCCTTGCCCGGTCGACGTGTACGCCGAATACCTCGCCTATCTGGTCAAATGATTGGAGGAAATGTTGTCAGCGACTTTTGAAATGGATGATAACGGATTGTGTATCATCCGCTGCGATCCGCCGGTGAACGGGTCGGACAGTTTCGTCTTCACACCCGATGTGATCGCATCGTGGAAGGCGCTGCTCGGATTGGCTTCGACCCGTGAGGCGGTAGCGGCGATCATGCAGGGCAAGGAGGATACAAGCCGATACGACCATGCCACCGGCAGGGGCGTGTGGACTGGAGCGTTCGAAGCGTTGGAATCCGCTTTGACGGATTCCGCGACCGGCGTGAGCATGATGTCCGACGATGGGGAAGTGTTGAATGACCCGCTGACCGCCGCGCGCAATAAGGCGCGTGAGGGCATGAGTCTTCCGGTCATGTCGAATGAGACGGACGCGCGGATGTGCGCCGCATTGACTGCTGACGGTTCCGGTGTGGAAGCGTCCAGCGGCATCGATGTGGCCTGCACGCGGGATATCGACGGATTGGACGCCTTCCTTGATGACGAGTCCAGCCAAAACATGTTGGACGAATGCGAGGAACGCTTCTACGAATCGCTCATGCCAAGACAAAACCAACAGAATTAAGGAGATTGATTATGGCCGATGAGACCACTGAAACCACTACCGCTGATACCACTACTGCCGTGACGCCCTCTGAGCCGTCCGGTGTGCTTGATTTGCGTCCGCCGAAGGAGTCGGTGCGCGCGGAATTGTGCCGTCTCGGATTGGAGTTTTCCAGCGCTGACGGCACCGCCGAATCGTGGCGCGACTACCAGCGTGGCGTGCTGGCCACGTTCGACGATACGGGCACGTCCGTGACGTTGACGGACGTGAAGACGAATCTCGGACGCACCCTCACACTCGACGAGCTTAAGGCCGTGACTCGTATCGACACGATGACCGCCGCCGACTAATCCAGCATTCCAATTTTTTCAACCCCTGCAATCCAATCGGATTGCGGGGGTTTCGTATTTAAGGAGACTTATTTTGGCTCAGATTCCAGCCGACGCGAACGACGTCATCGACTCTCTTTCCGCGCAGATCGGCACACTCAACAAGCAAATCGCAATCCTCACCAGTCAACTGTCGGCGGCCATGAAACTCATCCCGAAGGATGTGCTCGAAAGCGTGAAGGGAGACGAGAATGCAGAGGATTAACCTGGGGCTGAACCCAAAGTTCGACCACACCGGCTTCCATGTCGTCAAAAAGGGCGGCGACATATCGAAGTACATGACCGGTGGCACGCTGGCCAACACCAGAGGCGAATACATCGACCTGCCTTTCGCGTGCGAGGTCGGCGTGGAATACGTGTGCACGTGCAGGATCGTCAGCAACGATACGACGAATAAAGCAATCGGCATCTTTTTCGGCGGCACGGTCAAATACCCAAGTGCCCAGACGGTCGGGAAATATACGATCCGCTTCACCCCGACCGCCAATGACACGCGCCTGGCCATCCCCTCCGGTATGGCCATCAGCGAATTGAGCGTGGAAGCCGCCGACACGTATGACGCGGCGCTCGGGGGGGGGGCTTCCGGGCTTCTTCTCGGGGGACACGATGCCACGCGATTAAGGCGATTCGTCGGGCGGGTGATGTCCGATGATGGTCACGAACCTATGCACGAGCCCATCCTCGACCATCACCCTGAAAGCCGACAAGTGGGTGAATATCACGACCCTTCCGAGCGTGAATGGGGCGGCATATCAGATCAGCGTCGAGGTGAACGTCACAGGCGGCACTATCTCGATAATCGGAGCGGATGGCGACATCAACGCAAGACAACGTGTCAGCTACAAGATGATCATCAACAATTCCCATCCGATATCAATGAGTTATCACGTCAAGTCAGGCAGTCCGACCGTCACAGTGACGAACATGCTCATCTGCACGTGGGACGAATACCAGGCGAACAAGACCCTGCTCGACAGCATCGAATATTTCGACGGGGATACGATGCCCCGAGCCTGACCCTCGCACTGGGGGTGGTGGCATGAGTGTCATCACGAATTATGCGTCCAGCCCGCTTGCCGTTTGCACCGTCAATGGTGCTGGCCGTAACGATTTCCCAGGCTGGAATGTCACTAATGATGCGCCGGCCGAGCACGTCGTGAGCGCCAGAGTCGAGCTTGTGTCCGGCACTGGCACGATCAGATTCGGATGGGACAGTGATCACGTGCTTGATAAGACGGGACGTCTGACAGCTTATCCGGGAAAAAATATTTTCCCTCAAATCACGGTCATCACCACCGGTGATGCCGTCTGGAAAGTCAGCCACGTTATTGTCACCTCACAAGCGGAATACAGTCAGCTGACATCAAAATACGGGCTTGTTTATTTCGATGGCGGCACTATGCCAATAGATTAAACGATTTCAAAGGAGATGTGATGTGTTTCAAACGTTTTTAGCAGGGTTTGGTGGTGTTGGTGGCGCGTGCGCTCTCATCACGCTCGGCCTTAAAGTCTGGCCGGGCGCGTTGGACGCGTTGGCGACCGGCCTGTATTCGCACGTGCAACCGGAACGGTTGCCATACGATTCGCCGCTCTCGCAGCATTTCGCAAAAACAAGGACACTGGGAGAGCGGACATCGAAAATCGACGACCGCATGGACGAACTCTGCCGTGACACGATCAAAAACACGATCATCAGCCTGATCTACGGCGACAAGGACACCGACCACAGCGAGGCCGTCAGCTACGAGTTGTCGAAGCTTGAGAAATTGGACGCGCAATGCTGGATCGTCGCCGCAGCCGAAAAATACCTGGAGGACCGGCAATGACGCATCTAGCCATCGCAGGTGGCGCATACCTGCTACTGCTCGCGCTCATCCTGATCTTCAACAATTCGGCGCACAGGCGCTGACATCGATTTTTCCAAAAACAAGGCCATCTCTTCGGAGGTGGCCTTTTTCAATGCCCCGTTGGGGGCGGGAAGGAGGCCGTCATGGACGAAGTGACCATGACGCCGGAAATGACACCGCAGGGCGACAGTCTGCCGCCCGAGAACATTCAGGTCGTGTCCGAGGAGGATGCGGCCAAGGCCGTGGAAGGATTGGAGGACTAGCAGCATGGCAAGCGTCAGCGTTTTTATCAATCGCATGCGCTACTGGTGCGCGACTGCAAATATGGGCTATTCGCAGGCGGACCGCTGGAACTTCAACCAATCGGGTGGTAATTGCGATTGTTCCAGTCTGGTGATCCACTGTCTCAAGGAGGCTGGTTTCGATACCGGCTCGGCTACCTACACCGGCAACTTGTCCGACAATCTGACCAAGCGTGGCTGGACTCGTCTGCCCGCGAATGGCAGCCCGCAGCCGGGCGACATCCTGCTCAACGACGTGCACCACGTGGCCGTCTACCTTGGCGGCGGCAAGCTCGCGCAGGCATCCATCAGCGAGCGGGGCACCGCCTACGGTCGCGCGGGCGACCAGACCGGCCGCGAAACCAATATCAGGGGCTACTACAGCTACCCGTGGAACTGCTATTTGCGTTATGTCGGCGGCAACACCGGCACCGCATCCACCGGCGCATTGGCGGTGGACGGCAACGTGGGCCCCGCCACCGTCCGCAAGTGGCAGGCCGTGATGGGCACTGCGGTGGATGGCATCATCAGCGGACAGCAGGTGCCTGACGGAAGGACCTACGCGCGTCCCGCCATCGATTCGAGCGTGGTCCGCTACGGTGCTGGCGGCAGTGACCTGATCCGTGCCGTGCAACGCCGCCTGGGCTGTGGTGTTGATGGGCTGCTCGGCCCGGCCACCATTCGCGCCATCCAAGCGCACTACGGCCTGGCTCAGGACGCGAGCTTCGGCCCCGCCACCGCACGCGCCCTGCAGTCGGCGCTCAACCAAGGACGATTCTAAGGAGGAGGACAGATGGCTCAACATGCAGCGCCAACGACTTTGGAAACCACCGTCAACAACCTGACCAACGAGTGCGAGGATGGTCAGGACAACCAGCCGCCGACGGCTTACACGCCCGTCTTTTCCAAGGGCGTGCGCACCGTGGTCTACGTTGCCGGTCTCATCGCTTCATGCGTCGGCTTGGGTTTCATGACCTTCGGCGACGCTGCGGTCGGAGGCTACATTTCGACTGTGGCCGGCTTCATCGCCAGCGGTCTCGGCGTCGCCTACAATCCGCTGCGCCGTGATTGATTTTTTGGCGTGAGACTCAAACTCGGGTGTGGAAAAATTTGCGGCACTGTAGTGTCCGTGGAATTTTTTGCACCCTGTTTTTAAATTTGCCCCTTCTCCGTTTGGAGGAGGGGCTTTATTTTTAGGACTTTTCAAATGGGCATCAGACAGCAGACGATTGACGATTACGGTGCGTTCGTGGAGAAATTCAAACCAAAGAAGACCACGGATGACTGCTATACCCCCCCCGCAGTGTATGGGGTGATAAAAGACTGGGCTTGCCGGGAATACGGTATAGACCCTGATAAGGTGGTGCGCCCGTTCTATCCGGGCGGGGACTACGAGCGGTTCGACTATTCGGGCGGTGCGGTGGTTGTGGATAATCCGCCGTTCAGCATCCTGTCGAAGATCTGCACGTTCTATCGGACGGAGCAAATTCCGTTCTTCCTGTTCGCGCCGTATCTCACGATCTTCTCCAGCACGTCGCGCAACGGAGCGCACATGATCGTCACGGATTCGACCATCGAATACGCGAACGGCGCGCAGGTCAACACGTCGTTCGTGACGAGTTTCGGTGATGACCTGATCCGCACCGCGCCGGATCTGGCCAACGCGATAGACGAGACCGTGAAGCGCGTCAGGAAAGAGCAACGCAGGCATCCGCCGAAATACGCGTATCCGCGTGAACTGCTTACCGTGAGCAGGCTCGGGAAGATCGGCAGGCAGGTCGAGTTCCGCGTCAAGGCTTCGGACGTTGCGTTCACGAGGGCTCTCGACTCGCAGAAGGCCGTGAAGAAGGCCATCTACGGCGGCGGCTATCTCCTGAGCGAAGCTAAGGCCGCGGAACTGAAGGCCGCGGAACTGAAGGCCGCGGAACTGAAGGCCGCGGAACTGAAGGCCGCAGAACTAAAGGCCGCAGAAGACGTGACAGTCTGGCCTCTCTCCGAAACCGAAAGGCGGATCATCGAAAACCTCGCGCAAGAATCGCGCGGTTGAATTCCTGTTGGAATATTTTGCACCCACATGCAACATCGCCCCTCTCTCAGCTCTTAAGCTGGGGGAGGGGCGTTTTCGTGTTTATTCGGTCTTGTGTTTGCGTGGCCTGCCTCCGCCGACGCCGCGTCCTGGGCGCTGCGCGTTCCATTGGTCGATGGTGTCGGGGAGCCAGCCGCGCGTGCGGCCGATGGTTACGTCCGGCTCGGGCAGGTCGTAGGAGGCGGCGTTGGCGACGCCGAGGCGTTCGGAGACCTGTTTGATGCCGAGGTATTCAGTCGTCATTGTCCCTCCTGTCCCTGATGAGCGTGGCGATGCTCCAGATTCCCGCCGCGAGGCCGAACAGTCCGGCCTGCCATGCTTTCCCGGCGCAGCCGAGCGAGAGCGATGTCAGGCCGCATACGATGCCGCATACGGCGAACAGTGTGCTTGTCTTCATGATGGGTCATGAAATAGGATGGAACCGGAGGGTTCCGGGCAGTAGGAGTGCTCGGAACCCTCTTGTCATCTGCCGTGCCTAGGCGGCTTTCTGAGCGAGATGACCAGCGCCGCCAGTGCGATGATGTTGCTTGTCACCGAGCTGATGGCGTTTACGATGTCCGTCCATTTCATGTTCACCTCCTTTCCTTTGTTGACATAAACTATTGTATCAAATATATATAAGTAATGCAAGCCAAAACACAAAAAACAGAGAAAAAATCAACGGATTGATAGACTTGATGCCACGCAAACGAAGGGGCGAGCATGGCCTACACAATCCGCCAATACACGACAAAATCCGGCAAACGCTACGAGGTGCGCTACCGCAAGCCCGACGGGTCGTCCACCGGAAGGCGTGGCTTCAAGCGCAAGATGGACGCCGATGCGTGGGGAGCGGCCAATGTGACCACCGCGAAAAGCGTCGGAGCCTACATCGACCCACAGGCCGGGCGCAGGCTCGTGGAGGACTTCTGGGAGCCGTGGCTGGCCGCCAAGAAGACCAAGGCGAAGCCAAGCTACATCAAGTCGCTGGAAGACGCTTGGCGCGTGCATGTGGAGCCGCAGTGGGGCATGAGGGAGATGCAGTCAATCACGCGCGACGAAGTGCAGCGGTGGGTCACCGATCTGGCCGGACGACGCAGTGCGTCGGTGACGATTCGCGCCGAGAATCTGCTTCGCAGCCTCATGGAGAGGGCAAAGGCCGATCGGTGCATCCACGACAATCCATGCGACGGCATCGAGCTGCCGCGCAAGCAGGTGCGGAAGCATGTCTATCTCTCGGCTGACGAATTGTCGCGTGTGGCGATGCAGTGCGGTTGGCGTGAGCCGATCGTGCTGACCTTGGGCCTGTGCGGAATGAGGTGGGGTGAGCTTGTGGCGCTCCGTGTCGAGGATGTCGATCTGCAACGCTGTCGGCTGCATATATATAGGAGCATCACGCGTCTTTCCAGCAGGCTGGTGGAGACCGACCCGAAAACTCATGATGGACGTTCGGTGATGTTCCCACTGGTGTTGCGTCCACTGCTCGCCAGGCAATGCGAGGGGCGCAGGTCGTCCGATTTCCTTTTCACTGCTCCCGGCGAGCCTTTGGACGAGCCGATGGGAAACGGCTGGAATCCGACGCGAAGCGATGGGTGGTTCGCGGTGGCTCTTCGTCGCGCGGGCGTGGACCGTGGCCACATGACGATTCACGATCTACGCCATACGGCCGCTAGTCTCATGGTGCAGTCCGGCGCTAACGTCAAGACCGTGCAAAGGCAGTTGGGGCACAAGTCGGCCGCCATGACATTGGATGTTTACGCCGATCTCTTCGACGATGATCTGGACGATTTGTCGGAGAGGATGGGCGGTTTGCTTTTTTCGCAGAATGTGGGCAAAATGTGGGCAAAAGCGACGCAAGGTGTCGATGGAACCGTTGAAACGGTTGGTGTCTGAGGCTTTTCGCCGGTGGGTTCGAGTCCCGCTGGAGGCACTTTTGGAAACCGCCAGAGATGGCGGTTTTCCTTTATTCTCCAACGGTTTTGGCATCATCGCGATTCACTGC